ATCAGTTTGTTCAGAATATTTTTGCATGGGTAAGGCGTAAAGGAATAGGTGCAATTAAAACAAAGTCGGGAAAAACATCAACTTCAAAAAGTTCATTAGAAGCAATGCAGTCGGCAGCTTATGCAATAGCTTTAAATATTTTACAGAATGGTAGCAAACCTCACCCGTTTTTATATCCGGCTGTAAATGATAACACAAAGAAGCTGATTGATGATTTAAAAGCAATTAAATTATGATCGACATAAATTACAGCCTCCGCATAGCATACTACACCGCACTGAACGGCATTGCCGGGGTGCCTGTATTTTATAACAACCTGCCGCCTGATATATCACCGGATACATATATTATATTCCGGTCAATAACCAGCAGCGACAACAGCACACTCAGTACAAACGATTTAGACACCCAAATAACGGTGGAGATACAAACCTTCGAAAGTGGTTTAAATAGCGGCCAATCGGCTGATATGATCGCCAGGGAGGTATTTAACCGGATATACCCTAATTACAATGCAGTTTTAACCATTGACGGGGCGCAGATGGTAAGTACCAGGCTGTTGAACGATGTAACACAACAGCCGGTTTCTGTGGGAGATAGGGCGTATGTTAGCCGGTTTTTAACCTTTGGGCATAAAATATTTTTGAGGTCAGATATATCATAAAAAAATATTTGCAACACTGTTGCAATTTATTATTAACTTTATAAAAAAAATACAACATGGCAGCTCACAAAATTTCATCAAACGATATGGCATTATTCCTTAGCCGGGATGGTGTTACATATTCAACCGTTGTTTGTTTAACTGGTTTTACAGTTACAAGGGCAACCACTGAAATCGATGCAAAGTCGTTTTGCGGCCCGGATAAATTACCCGGCGCACAAGATAACGGCGTTACCTTTGAAGGACAGGTAATGCAAGATCCTGACAGCGGTACATACTCAACCGATGAGTTAACCGATTTTTGGATAACCAAACAAACCATTTATTGGAAGTTGGGTAAACTGGTTCCCTTAATTGGTGATGAAACCGATTATGGCACAGGATGGATCAGTAAGCTGGATAAGACCGGTGCAACTGATGCAATCGTAACATTTTCCGGGGCAATCGGTGTTTATGGCTTAATGTCACACACAACCGCAACATCTTAATTTATGAGTTATATTCTGTTAAAGGATTTTATCGGTAAGGATAGGGGTTTAAAATTTGATCAGGGCGCACATATTGAAATTGCATTAAAGATTGGTACAAGTAGAAATGCAGCGTTTGCAGGGTATGCAATTATTTGGGGCGGATTGGTTGCCTGTGTTTACCGTAAAGGGGAAGAAATAGATTTCACATTTGAGCAGGTTTGTGATGCTGCCGACAAGTTAACACCTGAACAAATAAATGAAATTGGGAAATGCTATTTATCAACTGTTAATTTTGAACGTGAAGAAGTAAAAAAAAAGACGGAGAGCAAACAACCGCCAAAGAGTACAAAACAAAAAGCCTCGAAATAGCATTAGGTAAATTAGGTTGGACTGAATACGAATATCTTACAAGTAGCCCGGAGAGTGTTTATTATGCATTCAAGGGCTATTTTGATAAAGAGGATGCCGCAATGTTAATACAAAGGAAACTGGCGCAGGTAATTTGGGGCGGCAATGGCGGTAAAGGAAATGAGTTTGAACAGTTTTGGCCGCTGCCGGATGCAATAAAAACAGAAGCAGTTGTAAAGACCTGGGGAACACAAGAGGAAGCACAGGAATTAAAACGTAAAATTATGCAGGCGCATAACATAAAATTATGAGTGATATAAAGGTCATAATAACTGGTGATGCCACGGGGCTTGAAGCGGCAACCAAAAAGGCGCAGGCTGAACTTGGCCGTACTGCTATTGCTGCACAAAAAACGGATAGTAGTTTAGCGAAAATGAATAGCGGTGTTTCTGCATTGGGTAATGTAACACAGAATGCAGCTACTAAAATAGGATCGTTGGCCGGTTCATTAATTTCCGGCGGTTTAATCACTGCATTGACTGTTGCCGGTGTTGCATTGTTTGAGTTGGGCAAAAAAATGTTTGAAGTCAGCGAGCAGCAAAAAAGATTAAACGATGTTATAGACGGCGCAAAATCTTCTTATGTAAAGGCAGTATTGGAAGTTGATAAAGTTACCGATGCTTTTGATAAGGCTAAAAAAGGTATTATATCCAAAGAAAGTGCATTAAAAATATACAATAATACAATAGGTAAAACTATTGGCGAAACGGATGATCTAAATGTAGCAGAAAAAAACTTAATTGATAATGCACAAAATTATATTCAATATACTTTATTAAAAGCCGCTGCAAATATTGCGTTAAGTAAAGCGGCTGAGGCTGCATTTGAAGCAGAAGCAGAAAGGTTAAAGGGTACAAAAAATGTAACCACAGCAAATAAGGCAGGTACAATACGGTTAAACTTTGCAGCCTTATCATCACTTGATTTTAAAAATGCTTTTTTTACAAAAACAGATGAGCAGATTGTCAGCGACAAGATGCAAAAGTTCATCAACCTGCAAAAAGAATTTAAAGCAATTTATGATTCACTGACTGAACAATCTAAAAAGTTTGGTTTTACTGAAATTGAACAGTCTGCAAAGGTTGTAAAAGCAATTAAAGAAAAAACAAAAGCACAAAAAGAATACAGAACATCATTACTGCCACAAGCCACAGGCGAGTCTGGGCCGATTTCCCGAATTAGTGGTGCAACCATAACGCCTACAATAGTTGTAAAACCAAAATTTGAAATTGAAGTTACGCCTGAGCAGCAGCAGAAAGTACTTGACGGAATGCAGAAATTATTTGATGCTGAAAAATTAGAGGCGTTTCAAAAAGCGGCGGCAGAGGCAATATCAAACACTATTTCTAACATTGCCAGCGATTCAATATCAATGACAGCCGAAGCAATAGGTGAAGCCATTGCAGGCAATACGGAGGCACTTCCAAACTTATTCCAGGGGTTAGTACAAAGCATAGGCGGGCAGGTTAAAGAACTGGGTAAATACTTAGTTCAGTTAGGTGTGCAAATGATTATTGCTAAAAAAGCTGCTGAGAGTATATCTATAAATCCTTACGCTGCAATCGCTGCCGGTGCTGCCCTTCAAATACTCGGTTCTGTATTAACGGCCTCATTCAATAAAAAAGCCAATAAAGGCTTCGCCACCGGTGTACGGAACTTACAAGAGGGTGGTGTGTATAATGTAGGTGAACGTGGACCGGAAACAATATACCTGCCCCGTGGTTCAAGTGTACGGCCAAACAATGAAGTAAACGCATATGGCGGCGGTAATATGGTATTTATACCAGCGGTTAGTTTACGGGGTTCTGATTTAGTAATTGCCTTTAATCGGGCCTCACAATCAATGAGTAGAAACGGATAATGGCAACATACGGGTTAAAATATCAAACACAGTTTACCAGTCAATCGGATGCAAATATTGCTGAGAAAGATTACCGGTTGCAGTTTCTATTTAAAAATTATGTTGGCGGTGTAGTATCAGTTACCGGCGGTGATATTTCCGTGGTTCAGCGTTGTACTATTGATGATCCATTTGCACCGGTAAAAGGGCAGTCGCTTGATATTTCACTAATTAATAAAGGCGGTTCATTACCAATATCAGCTTTTCAATCTGAGGAGGATGACGATATATTGGTAAAGTTATTAGATGCCAATGATAATGTTTTGTTTACCGGTTACACGGTACAGGATGATTTCTACGAAATAATGGTAGATTATGAACACCCGATTACATTAAGCGCAAACGATGGTTTAGGATTGCTCAAAGGTGTGATATTATCAGATGCCATACTTCGCCGGTCTTTTTACGTTTCATATCGTACCAATGGAGTTGATACCGTTGTTTATATGTTTTCAAATGATGCAGGTTTTTACCCGGCAGCAGGTAACACGGTTGAACTGGGCGGCATATCTTATATTATTTCAACAGTAGTACAGGAAGATACATTGATTGGACTGGCTACGTATAATTGGACTGTAACACTTACCACAAGTACCGGCGGATTGGCGCAAACAGTGGAAACGATTTATTTAACAGGTACGGTTGATTTGCTGCAACGCAATAGCCTGTTAACTATGATAATGTTATGTTTGGCGCAAACTAATTTAGGGTTGCAGCTAAATATTTATCACAACCTTTATGCTTACCAACAGGATAATACAAGGGCAGCATTTGCACAAACATTGATTGATTCGCAAGTGTTTATTTCCGGTGAAACATACAAAGATTGCTACGAAGTTTTACAGATAATAATGGAAACCTTTAACTGTCAGGTATTCCAGGCAAACGGCCAATGGAATATTATCGACTGGCATGAGTTAAGGTATTACAACAATGTGCTTCCGGGGTTTATTTATGATGAAACAATGACCTTTTTAGGCACAACGGTACTAAATAATACATTTCAAATTGGGCCTGATCCGCAAATTACAAGGCCGTTATATAGTTTAAGTGGTGGTTTTGTAAGAGGGTACAAGTTTACTAAAAGGCAGTTTGATTATAATCAGCCAAAATATTTATTGCGTAATTATGACCTGCAAACTTTAGGGGCATTAATTACTCAGTATGTAAATGGTGCAAATACAATATATGAGTATGTTGCTACCGATTGGGAAAATGATTTATATACACCGGTAACAGGCAGATTTATTAGGGTGGTAAGAGATACTGCAAGCGGTGCTGAAGTAAGCAGGGCATTAGTAGTAAGGGGTGATACTTTTAATGCACCAACAGCGGTACAGGCTATCCCGTTTGATATAACTGAAGGTGATAAAATTGTTTTTTCGTTTACAATACAAACTAATTTTAATGCACCAGGGCCGGGTAATATTGTTTTTGCGTTGGCTTTAACAGATGGAATAACCACCGTTTATATGGATGATTCATTAGGTACGGGTTTATGGGATGGCACAAGCCCTACATACAATTACCATATTTTAACAGGGGATAATTTTAATACAGTACACCGGGTAGAAATTGAAACACCACAAGCACCATTCAGTGGGCAGGTTTATTGTTACTTAGCACAACCTGCGCCAACACCGAGTAACTTAGCACAAGAAACATATTACACAGATATACGTTTAGAGTATCAGCCGTTTATTTCAGATTCAACAAAAATAACCGGCCAAATACACACCCAAACGCAGCCGCCTGTAATTAAAAATAACAGTGAACGTACTTTACTGGCAGATGATAGCCCCCGAAATTCAATAGCCGGCACTTTATTCCTTAACACTAAAACAGGCTTGTTACAAGACCGAACAACCTTTTGGCGGTACCCGCCGGATGCAAACGGTTGGCGGTTAGGAGAACGTACCACACTGGAGGAACTATTATGGAAGCAGCGCACCAGGTCAAAGTTAGAAGGTGGCTTTGTGGGTAATTATCAGCAAAATGTTATCAGCCTGTTGACTTTAGGAATAACAGATTTTAACCCAACAAAAAATTATACCTTTGGACTGTTGACTATTGACTATAAACGGAATCAATTTAGCGGAACACTTTGGGAGGTTTATGATAGTGAGGATCCGGAATTGGATAATACTTATACGTTTGATTATATATACAGCACAACATGAGTTTAGTAAGAGGCGAAAATTTTGTTTTATGGTTTTTGGATGGCGGCGTTTATAAGCCGGGGGCATGCGCACGTTCAGCAAACATAAACGTAAATACTGAAACCTTAGAAACTACGGTTACAGGCAGCGGCAACTGGAAAACATTTGAAGGTTCGGTGCATACTTTTACGGTAGGTTTGGAAGGGTTGATTGCTTTTGGTGTAACTGATAATTTGTCAATAGCTGAATTGCAGACAAAGCAATTTGCAAAGGAAAAAATATATTGCCGTTATATTGCAACGGCTGAAAATGGG